CGCTTGGAAAGCGACTTGGCTACGGATGCGGTGAAACCGCTTGCGATCTGTTCAGCGCTCTTGTCTGCGTTGAGTTCGTCATTCGCTACCAGGAGGGCGCGTTCAACCGCTCGATGGTTGCGATGCTCGATCAAGTGATCGACGTAGCGCGTAATCTTTCCACCTCCATACTGCTGAGAGATGGAAGAAATCGAATCCGTACTTTCGGGTAACTCCATCATCACGTCCACGTCATTGCAATCGGGCGCGAGCTTTCCGATTACCTCGAAGATCGACTGACGCTCAGGAGAAGAAAAATCCTCTTGCGTTAGATGTTCGAGCGCTTGGGCCGCGCTTCGACCTGTCTCATCCCTCATCGCGGATGCGAGTACCGCAATCTCTGCGAGGTCGTAATCCATTAGAATTCGTGAAGCTCGGGTTCTGAGTTGTTCTTTTTCAGATCGGGAAATCTTTCGGGTATCCAGCCACGACAAGCGTTGCGAAAGGTACGTTCCCAATCCGCTTTGACCTCACCCTTTCCCTTCGCCCAGTCAATGAATACCTCCAATGCCTTTTCGTAGTTCAACCCCTCGTCCTGCGCAATGCTTCGAGGAGGGGAAAAATCATCGGGAATTTGCGAAGCTTTCTTCTTCCGCGATTTTGGAGGATTGTCGGATGTTTGGCGGATATCGGCGCTAGTTTGTAATATATTCTTTCCGAAGGAAAGACGCGCCCGCGCGAGGCGTTTACGTAAAACATCCATGATTAATACGTTAATCGCGGCAGATGCCGGGACTCCGTATAGCTCGCAATACTCATCCAATATGCGTGCGGGAGTCTCTCCAAGTACGAGTCTTTTTTCTTTGGTTTTGCTCATGAGAATACCCCCATCAAAGTCAGTACGAACATGAGGATCATATAGGCGAATATCGTGCAGGCTAGTAGAAACAAGGCGTGCAAACCGATTTTGTTTAATATCTTTACCAATCTTTTAATCATTTTCATTTATGTGTTTTTGTGAATTCTTTCCAATGTCGGACGATGAAAAGCCATGCTTCCTCATCATTCACAACCTGGTCTAGTTGCCAACAATTATCCGAGATTACTCCGTAATCTTGTAGGTATTCTAGGATGTTTGACGGATGTTTGACGTACTCTATGGATAACCATTCGAGTCTGTTCATAGCGTGTCTTCATTGGCATCTTCGTCATCCATCAACTCTATTAATTTTTTTCTAAGGTTCTCCCTAAAACAACTAAGTTGAACCATTGCGGATTCTAAATCACGCTTGCAATCTTTTAACGACTTAGCCGTAAGCTCATACGTGTTGCCAATGAAAGCTCCATTTTTTCCCGGGGCATGGTCAAAACATGGTTTCCGCTCGAACATCCCCTCCATTCCTGAATGGGCTTTTGTGGCTTGATCATATAGAAGCATCAACCATCGTGAGTCTGATTCTTTTTCTTTATTCATAGCGTGTTGCGTGAATGGGTTAAAGCTAGATTGACTACGAAGACTTGGCTTTTCACTAACTCGCAAGCAGATGAAACTGTGGAAATATATTCTTTCTTGGTGTCAGCCTCAATGACCACGTCAAGGGTATCGCCAAGCTTTAGTGGGCCAAATGCCAACACGTATTTTCCTTGGCTGCCTTTGCAGTAAGTCTTGGTGAACTCAAAGCATTGATCAGTAAGTTCCCCTAATTCATCGGTTACTTTTATACAGTCCCAAATATTCATAGCGTATGTACCTTCTCCGCATATCGCTTGATCGTCTTCACCGGAACAAGGTATGCTTCCTTTTGTTTTACGTCTCCCTTGCCTACGAATTTGGCAGGGCGCAATCCTTCTTTCTTGATGAGCTTGCGGATCGTTTCGGGTTGCATGAATATGTACTCCTCACCTGTATGAAATATCCACCAGTCTGCGGTAGTTGTACTTAGCCCCGAAGGTCTTCCTCCGAATGCTATTTCCACCACCAGGTTACCACTATATCGCGACTTCCAATCCTGCTTGACCTCATAGGCTTGCTTGGTATTGGCATTAAAGAAATCGTAACCCTTGAAGTACCCGGGGATGGGGACGGGGAAGTGACCTTGCGCTCGCATGAACGCCATTACTTCCTCTTCCCTGTCCTTACCTACCCCTAAGCTATTCTCGAACTCCGCCATCCAAGTTTACAAAGTAGTGAGCTATGAGTATTGCATCTGCGGTGGCCAAGGTAATCTCCTTGCCCAAGTCAGGATACAATCTCGATGCATGATCCTTGAGTATCCTCTTGCGTTGCGCCCCTGACGTCTTTGCCAAGCCTCCCAAGCCCTTTTGCCAAGTCTTTGGAGGTACGAGGTGGCAGGGGATCTTCAACCCCCTTGCAAGCCCCTCGTAGAAGCCACAAGACTTGCCTAATTTGAAACCCGCACTTGAGGGTATGTTCTTCCCCGCAAACGGAGGCACGTCCTCAAGCACGAATTCAAGCCTGGAGTCAGGGTCATGAATCAATATATGAATCTCCTCGGTAAAGTCCGACAAGCTCGTAAACTTCCAAGCCTGTACGACTTGCGTGCCTATGAACTGGCAGAACCCTCCGCTCGTACCGGGATCAATTGCTATGATACATCGCTCACTCATCTACAACCTCCTTGAATTTAATCGTGAAACCTGGATCGCATTCTCCAGTATCATGCTCGATCAATGCTACCAAGTGTTCGATAAGCGCTTGTTGAACGCATGTTGCATTTGTCCAATCTGCATTCTCGATATGTTGCTTTGCAAACTCCACACCTTGTTTAAGCCTTTGTATTCTTTTCAATCTACTAACCATTTTTCTGTCTCTCCATGACTACCTTGATTTTTCATAAACGCTTTCAGTTCCTTCTCACTCCATGCCCATTGCACGCCGCCTTGTCCGATCCCGCCCTTCAAGCGGAAGCACGTCAATGCCACGTCTTCTGATTCATGCAGTTGCTTTAGGCTATTGACAGAGCGGTATCCGGTAAGTTCCATAGCTTTCTTTGAAGTCAATAACTTCACTACCTTGCCACTCATTTCTTGTCCTCCTTCGGATTTAACGTGTTTGCGAATTCGGACATATCAACAGTTCTTCTCCGTCCGTAAACTTCAGTCTTCAAATCGAAGTCTCGGATCTTGTTGTAAACAAATGAGCGAGATACGTTAAAGTACTCAGTCAGCTCCTTGATTGACAAACGATTGGAGTCTGCGGTTTTGCGTCCGAATGATAACGTCTGTACGTGGTCTCCATATCCCGGCCACACTCCACTCTCCATGCATTTGACCCACGTCTTGCACGCCTCTCCCATCTTTACCTTCATTCGAGACACTTGGGTAAGGTCGATTTCATAAGCGCTCGTCAAATAAGGCGCGCTCTTCTCTACGCATAGATATATGAATTGCGTTGGGTTGTATCCCATGCGCCTAAGTCCTTCCATATAGAATGCGGTTTGGAAATCGTAACCATACTTTCTCACGCTATATCCGAAACCCTTCGGATCTCCTTCTTGCGTGGTTTTCAAGTCGATTACCACCCCCGACCTGGTATTGAACAAGTCGGGTCGTATTTGGTATTCCGCACCCTCATACCCGAAGTAGCCAGTACCCTCGATGATCGTGTCTGGATCATGAAGATAGGTTTGCAACAAAGGATGCTCCCTTGCGGAATCCGCCATGCGCATACAGGTTTCGTAATCGCTCTTGGTCAACCATCGCTTGTCAGGCTCATTCTTTTGCATCTCTTCAAATACCGCTTTGTATGCGTTGGTTCGCGAGGAATTACCATCTATGCTATTCGGCTTTACCGCATACTCTTCATCGAGCTTATGCGGTTCGAGTGTTGCAGTATGCGTGCATCCCCCTACCACGAAGTGAGGTGCGTCAGAAGGCGTGGGATTTTGCATCTGATGCCAAAGCTTGGCAGGGCATGACTTGACAAGTTGCCAAGCCATGCTCCTGCTCAATTCACCCGAGCCATGATAGGCCGAGTTACTTATGTCAGTTCGTAACATCAGAATGGATCTTTGCTGGGTTCATCTCCGCCAACGTCCGCTTGCTCCTCGAAAGGATCTCCTCCTTCGTAGAGAGCATTGAGGTTTACCTTCATTCCGGCTACTGCCTCATTAATCTCATCGCTACGCTTCTTGTGGGGCTTAGGGGTGAGGACGTAAGACGTTTCGATACCCTCCCCGTTGCGAATGATGCTGATGTCATACTTCCTCGGGTCACCCCAATCCTCATCCTTCGCAAGTTCGATGATCTTCTCCTTCAGTCCGGCTTGCGTAAGCTCCATGATCTGAAGCGCAGAGTCTGCATAGTTCCAAACCACGAAGGTAAAGAACTCCTTGGGCTTATCCGTAAACGTGACCTTTGGCGCATCCCCGTCAATCTGCCAACGATGAGGCTTGCGCTTGCCCTCCTCATCAGACGTCCAACCAATCATTCCTTGAATAAACCCTGGAGGGTTGTCATCGGACGAACCGACTATGCGTAGCTTGTTCTCCCCTTGGACGAACTTCATGTAACTTCCACCCGATCCACCGGATGGGCTTGGCTTTATATTATCTAAGAATGCCATTGTTATGTTTTCTCCTTTTTTTGTTAGTTATTTTGCGGGATCACTCCCATTTTGATCGTAGGTAATCCTACATAGATTTTCGTTGTCAACTCGACACTTGAATGTCCAAGTACTTCCTTTGCGATATAAGGGTTGTCATCATGCGCTTTCATTATTCGATGCCCTGCATACTTGCGTAATCGATGTACGGGTTGTCTAGCATCCACTCCGCACCTTTCTCTAAGCATCTTGGGGAACTCGCGGGTAATTCGATCTTCCTGCACTTGAACAACAAGATCATCATCGCTTGTCTTGTATGACATAACTTCATTCCACCATGCCGGATCGCATGGTCTGTCCTGGTATCCCATACCATCAACCTCCCCATCGTCCACACCCTTGGGTGACCATATGCGGATCACCTTGTTCTCGCTAGTCTCCCAAAAGTCTCCGTACTTTGCTCGTTGGATCTCCGAGCTACGCAGACCGAGTCCATATGCCAACACATAAGCTTTGTACAATTCCACGTCGGTATCCTTGAGCGCTCCGCACACTTGCTCAATAGCCATGCGTTCCCTCTCGTCAGCATAGAAGCGCTTTACTTTGTTGCTAGGCAACTGCATGTTCACCCAATCGGAAAACAAAGAAACGTCTATGCCTTGCTTTTCGTAGTTACGAATCCATCCTTTGGCAAAGATACTGCGAGCAATCCTCACGTCGTTTGCAGAGTGATGCTTGGCATAATGCTCAGGTAAACTAAGCCCATCTTTCTGCTTGGCGAATATACCCAAAGGTCGCTCGTCAGGATTCGATACGTATTTGCCCAGTATCCTGCGGGTCGTTACCACGACCATGCGCTTGGTTTGATCACTCGCTTGTTTTCCTAGCGGTAATCGAGTTCGTTCATAGTAGTCAAAGAAGTCATTACATTGTTTAGTCATGAGTAGACACATAATGATTTGGATTAGTCGGTCAAGGGTTTTTTAAAATTAGCGCAAAAAAAAGCGGGGTTTCCCCCGCTTATGCTACTGTCCCCAGCAGCTAACTAAACAAGTTAATGTTGGACTAGAACAAGAACTTATAAATTGATCGTAGTGTTATTCTTTTATTTTGTCAAGCCCTCCGAGGTAGCGCCAATATACCATATCCAAAGGCGTGCCTTGGAGCATAGTGCCTTTATATTCTCCCCCGTCATACAAGTTGTATATGTCTTGATACGCTCTGTCGAATACTGCCGTTGGTGGCAAAGCCATTTCCAAGGCGGTTCTGGCCACCCCTTCGCGTTTGGCTTTGTAACTCAAATACCTACTGATACCAAGCAATCGATATAAATTGTTAGTCGTTAGCTCATCAAGCTTGGTAGGTCTTCCGTATAAAGTATCTTTAAGCACGTCGGTAGATGCATTAGCTGCTGCGAAAACGGTTGCTAAAGCGGTTAGTTTTCCAATACCGGAAGTCGCAAACTTTAAGGCTGCTTTCATGTCGCCCTTCTGTCGCGCATCAAACGCTTTGTTTATGTCCTTTCCTGCTGCTTCCCGATAAACGTCGAATTGTTTAATCGTGAAGGATTTTAACATATACAATATGCGAGCGTTTCCAGCACTTGTATAACCCGCAGGCATTTCTATCAAAGCCGCAGGATTCATGTCTAAGAATTTATAAAACACCAACTCCTCTACGTTTTTCGGAAGCTGCTTTGAACCGGGTTTTATATTGATCAAGTCAGCAATCATTTTTCTAGAATCCTCAACTCCAAATGCAGGAGCAAGTTCCTCAAAAAGTTTTTTCGATCCGTTTTTGCTCAATGCTTGCTTTCTATATTTTTTCAACGATGCATTCATGATGGTGTTCTTGGAAAGCTGATCGAGTTTCTTCAACCCTACCATTCCAAATACATTATCCAACACCTTCATGACTCCACCAGCACTCGTTTGAGCGTCAATATGATGGTCTTGCAAACCGAATAGTTTGGTGAAATTAAAGTTTTCCTTGCGATTGAATAAGGAATGAAACGTGTTTCCAAATCCATGAAAGTGAAACGCATACGCCAATTCAGCAAGTTGGGTGATTGCAGAACCAAAGTTACCCATGACTTGCATGTAATTAACACCCTTGACGTTCTGCACCCAGGGATCAACCGTCTTGCCACTAAAGCGTTGCTGTATGATTTCCTTGAGCTTAACAGTATCTGCATCACTCAAGTTATTTTCTTTGATCAATCGTTTTGCTACCGTGCCAGCCAAACTATCGTCTACGTCCATTTTTATCCCCAAGTCCCCACCTAGCGTGTCTGTAAACCCTTCGCCCTTTATGGTTTTCGCTTCCGGTGGTTTCTTGCCAAGAAATTTTCTTCGCTCAACTGCATCAACTGCACGTTCAACGTAAAGTTTTAATGCGTCCGCAGGGTCGGCATATGCGTCTAGCATGTCAGCGGTTATCTGATCTATGCTTCGCTCTTTGAAACTACCTGGCAAGCTTGCACCCGGCTGCTTGGGATGCCCTTGCAATACGCGCGACACAACTTCAGCCGCTTCGTCATTGGGAATCAAATCTCTCGATGGCAAATTGTATTTACTCGCATATTCATCCAATGCCTTTTCGATTTCCGTGCGCAACCGAGAGTCTTGATCCAAAGTTTCATCCAAATATTTTTTGAATGAAGGGTAGTCTTTTACGTTTCTAGGAAAGTAATCTTCCAAATACCCAACGTTAACTCCTCCCTCTTCTCTAGCATAAGTACGAATATCTTCCAATGCATTCTGCATCTCTTTCATATTCTTACTTAACGCATCCCTTTTTCCTACACCTATAATTCCTGATGTCACCATTTCATCAAGCATTATTGTAAGCGAATCTTCTCCATCTGCCTTAGCAGAATACTTTCCGTTCAACAAAAGAAATTTAAATCTTTGAAATAACTCGGGATTCCCTTTCTCACCAGCTAATCTTTTTAATACTTTTGGACGAAGAATCTTCGTCATCTCAGTAACGAATGGAGCGGAGCGATCCAAGTACACCTTAGTATTATCACGAATTTTTTTCTCAAACTTACGAAATTGTCTCGCCAAACTTTCGTCTATATTTTTAAGATTTCTTGATAATGGAACTAAAATAAAATTTGTAAATTCCTTCAAGCCACGCATGGTTTTTGCAAATTCAGTTGGAGCAATATACATATTGGCAGCCTTATCACTCGCTTCATTTATTCGCTTTGACTTGATAACGTCAGGCTCAACGTTTTGTGGCTTGAGCTTTGCAGTAGCCGCAAGTTGCTTGCCTTGCTTTGTCTTTAAGAACTTCTTGTATCCACGATAACCTAAAGCCGTTGCGAGAAGAAACATCAGAGTTCCACCATATCCTGAGCGTTGGATTTCAGAGTCATCTTCAGCAGCGCTTAAATCCGAAACCGAAGCCAAGGATGCGCTTCCAAGCAAAATAGCAGGGAACAAATTTGGTTTATGTTCAAGAAAAAACCTTTTAGTCTTTGGAGTTTTTGCGGCTCGATCTAAAGCTTCTTGAATTGCTGCGGGAGTATTTAAATCATTTTTTTCAATCGCTTCCAGCAATTCAAATTTATCCATGTTCCCCACTACTTGCTTACGTTCTCCAGGCAAGTATCCTCGTCCTTGACCGGGAGGAAGACTTGCTTCGGTTTGCACATCCGGGTCAATGGAACGTTTTAGTCTTTCTCGTCCTAACTCACCTACCGTGACTTTGGTATTACGTGACTGACCTTCGCTAACAAGATCTTCCATTGTCTTTTGTAAACGTCTCGCGGTATCGGAATCCTGTGCTGCGCGCTTTGCCAATTCCCTTACTGCCATGTCAACAGTTAACAAATCAAGTTGCTTCTTGCTTTTGTTATTCAATATAGCAATCAACTGAGGAAAGTGTAGACTCCTCATATCTTTCACTTTATTGGGATCTTTTACCTTAACGCTCTTGGTAGGTTCTACGGGTGGTAGTGGCTTTCCCGTTTTGGCAGCCTCGGCAATTTCGTTATCCGCCTGTTTTTTCCCTTTGCCTAAAAGCCTTGCAATAAACCCTGGCTTTCTCCCCGTTGTCGCAGCCGCAAACATGCCCAAGCCCAACGCCCACGGCCCGATCTCGCGCAGTTCTTCCTCCTCGGCTTGCGTGAGTGCCGTGCCTCCTACTGCAAGTCCTGCCGCGCCTCCGCGAACTTGGATGATTCCGTGCTTGAGTTGCAATCTTTCACGCTCCTTCTCAAGCTTGGCAATCTTGGCTTTTTGCGCTGCCGTGTGTGTCTTTGTCGCACCTTGTTGATGCCTCATATTTGCAAGGTCTTCTTTTGCGCTGCGTAAGTTTAACCATTTTCCTCCAAATAACTCTATGGATGTCGGGTCTTTTCCAACCGTTGTTTTTTGCCCTTTTAGCTCCACCATTTCTTTGTATCCAACAAGAGGAGTTTTTGTTTTTTTAGCCCCCAAGGCGATCAGTTCGTCAAAAAATCCAATAGGCATATTAGGGGCGTCCGCAACCATGCCAAGGATTCCATCATAAACTTCTTGATTATTAAGAGATGACAACATATCAATTGCCATGTTGCGTTCCCCTTTTGTAATCAATTCCCAAATACTGTTATGGTATTTAGCAATTTCCTCGTTAGTTAAAACCTCCGAGCTTGCCCACCTTAAATCGTCTTCAAGTCTTTCGATCCTTTTCTCAAGCTTGCCTTCCTTCTTGCGATTCTTTGCGCTTGTGGTTGCAAACATCTCCTCAATCTCGGCATCGATCTCGCGCAAGCGTTTGTTGTCAGCGAGGTTGCCCTTCGCAACTATCGGATTGATCCCGGTGAATAGTTCATTGTCGCTCGCAATCTTTTTCTCAAATGCTTCTTTGATAGGTTGGAACTCGGGGGCAACTTGCTCACTTTTCGCAAGCCCGCGAACCATGTCATCGGTTTCCTGCATTAGCTTGTTCTCCAAGCCCAAAAGCACACCCTCGGCATAGTCCTTAACGTCCATAGCTTCGATATCTATTACCACGTCAGGTCCGGTCTTCGGCGCTTCTATCCCTGCTTGTCGAGTACCAGGCAATCCACTTGGCCCAGGCAAGGCTTGTTGGTCTAGCACTTGAAGTCTACGAGGGCCAAGCTCATTCTCGTCACGAACAACTGGAGCAGATACGTCAGGATCTCGAAAAGTAAAATTTCCACGAGGGTCTCGAAAAGTAAAGAATCCAGTTGGTGAAATTGTTTCAAAGTTGGCAGCACCACCTACGTCTTTAACTTTGTTTTCCAAAAGTTTCAAAGTATCCGGGCGTGTCATTCCCGGCTCGGCATCCAAGCCTAACTTACTATTTAACCACTTTGCTTCCAGCGCGCCAAGTCCACCTCCTAAAGTTGCACCGAATAGCAGAGTAGTTGCTACCTCGTCACTCGTTGGAGCGCGTCCCTCGTCCAGGTAAGTCCTTGCGGCAAGTTCTCCAGTTGCCAATGCACTACCCTCTACCCCGCGAATTGCGGTGCGTGCCAATGCACCCTTGCCCGGAAGGGCGGATAACGGTACTGCGCCCATTGCCGTTGCCGCTCCTAGCTCGCCATAGCCTATCCTTTTTTGTAACCCGCGCTCAATGCGATAATTTTGTGACCAATAATTTCCAATTGATGCGCCTGCTGCGCCTCCGAGAGCAATACCTTTCGGGCCACCGATTGAACCCAAGATACTCCCTCCAATTGCAGGCAGGATTTCGCGCCCGATAATGTTTGCGGTTTCCCATAAGGTCGGATCTCCACGTTGAGGTTGTGGAGCGCCTATTACCTCATACCCTTTGTCAAGGGCTTCACCGAGTGACATTGTGCGTATAGCCATTATCTAAATTCCAATAGCACCTCTGCCAAGTCCGCTTGCTTGTCTTTTTTGCATTAGTCTTTGAAAAGCCTCTTGTCCGCGCGGGGTTTGAAGTATTTTTACCGCATCCGGGTTTGTTTTATCAAGAAATTCTTGGGCAAGTTGTTCTAAAGCCTCATCTGAAATAACTTGGGGTATTGCGGAAGTTATACTTTCAGCAATACCTAACGCTCCCTGTTCCTGAGCGGGATTGAGCATTGGAGGTATCAGATCCTTAGCAATTAACTCTGATGCAGATTTTTCATCTAGTGTACCAGTCCTATCTTGCTTTGGCGCACCCGCGCCCCCGCTCCCATCGTCAACTTGTACGGGGGTAATTTGTAACAGTTGATCCATCTCAAGTCCTATTGCTTTATAGCGAGCGTTCAATCTCTCTGCAAATCCTGCATTCGACCCTGTTAATGGATAATCGTTATCGCCTTCAGCATCATTTAACTTTAAATACTCGCTGAAGGTTATCTCCCCCCCGCCCATTGGGTTGGTGAGTGTTGTATCCATCAGCTTTCCACGTTGACTATGCAAATCTAGATATTTTTTACCCAAGTCAATATTACCCGCAGCGATAACCCGTGCTACTGCATTAAGTTCCATTGCCTTTCCTTGCGAAGCTTGCAGCGCCATTGATGATCGAATTTTTTCATGGTTCAATTTGCGCCCTTGTATTTCAAACTGCGTAAGTGCTTTAAGTCCTCCCATTGCATTAACCATAGTGTCGTAACTTTTATTAGCTGACTTGCTTGCGGTGAGTCGCTCCGCGCCTTGCTCCAGTGCCTGCTCTTGATATTGTTTGGTTAGTTCAGCAGATTGCTTTTCAATCTTCCCACGCTCTGTTCCGGTAAACGCTTTCATCTTATCAATACTACCTTGTAACGCAAGACGTCTCTCCTCAGTAGTCAATTTAGCAAGCGCAAGAAGCTGCTCTTCACTCATATTCGCAACGCGATTTTCTGTATCGGCACGCTGCTGTTTGGCTTCTGCTAATGCAATAGTTGTACCCTTCAACTCCTGTGCCAAGTCGAGGTTAAACTTGTTAGTTTCGTTTAATGTTCTGCGCGCATCATCCTGTAGCTTCTTACTGCGCAACACTTCTCCACGCGCAAGCTTGCCTGCATACCCTTCGAGTTGCGCCATGCTCATGTCTCCTTTGACAAACCTTTCACGCTCGGTAAAATCCTTTTTGTCCTGAGCCTCGTCTCCACTCATTCCTATCTGACTGAGCGCCTCGGGGTTCTCCTTGTAGTATGCCTCGATCTCACCCGTCAGCTTCGCACGCTTCTGCTTATTCAACCCGTACTCCTTGATCATGCCCCCGACTTGCGCGCCCATGTTTGCGAACATTTGTCCGCGAGCGCGTCCCGCCTCTATAATAGGTCGAGTATCGACCCGTGATAGCGCAGATCCGTAATTTCCTCTAAAGAATGGTGTTGCCATAGTTTGTTATCTCCTGATTAAAATAAGCTTGGGTTGCTCAATAAACCCCCACCTAGCGAGCCTAGTCCACTAAATATACCCGCTTGCGCAGATGCTCGGGACGCTTGATCGGCCATAGCCATATTCGCGGCATTGGTTGCCTGGTTCT